GTGCACGGAAGCTCTTCTTAGCTGCCGGATTGTCTCTGCGTATTTCCATGTTAGGATCGCCAAAGTTAACCTTCTTTACGTTGCCTGTTTTAGGATCTTTAACATAGACTTTAAACTTCTTAACATCACCTTTTGTTGGCTTGCCTAGTTTAACTTTACGTCCTTGGTATTCTGCCTCGCTAAGGATTTCTACCATGTCGTCGCCATTACGCAACGCACCTTTTTTAACTTTAACGTTTTCTTTGCCGTATTTTTCTATTGCTGCTTCTGGAGACATTGAAGTTTGTTTCCAACGCTTCTTGTCTTCATTAACATTCTCAAGACTACGAATCACATTATTAACCATGGCGCTAACATCGCTTGATCCAAGTTCTTCAACATCATTGTTAAATTCAGCTTCTTGTTCAACTGCATCAATGATACGATCAATACCATGCTGCCTAACTAAGTCACTAAATCCTGCCATGGACATGAGTCTACGCTTAATTGCGTCTGCTACATCATCGGCATCTTCAACAAGTTTAAAGCTTTCAGCAAGTGCAGCATGATGTTTTTTCATATAATACGCAGCAGTATCTTTGTTACCCATACGTGCATGAAAAGTTGCTTGGTCAGAATAGTTAGTTGTAACTTCAACTGATTCTTTTACTTTAGGCTTATCGTGGCTCCAACCTTTTGCCTTCATGTCTAAATGATCTTGTTCAACATTTGCTTTTTTGCCTTCACCTGTTTTAGGATCGTACATTATGTGCGGTTCGAATTTTTCTTTAGCATCTTCGGATATGTCGTCATCATCCATTGTGCAGCCGCAGCTCTCAAGTACTGCGAGTGCGTAGTCATCTGCTTCAATGACCACACTGTCGTCACTGTGACTAGCAACATCAAACTCTAATGCAAGCTCTTCGTTGACAATTGCAGTAAACACATCGCCTTCAATCATAAATGACTGAGCTCGATCGCTTTCGGTGATGTATTTTTTTAAGCTCATTTTGTTTTAAACTCTTGATAAAGTGTCATTAGGTGACTTTCAGTAAGATCTTCGTCGATGTTAACTGTGTTGTTGCCCATACCTTGCATAGCCATTGGATTGTCACCTGGGTTGTTAGGATTAATCTGTCTGTGCTGCGCATTTAGGCCGCCGCTGATTGTATTCACTAGTGTTTCTGTATCTGCTGTTGCAGTATCATCAGCACCGTTAGCAAATTCTTGATCTTCAGCAACTGCTTCTTGTTGCATGCCAAGGTTACCAAGGCCTGCTAGTTGAAGTAATGCGCCAAGTTTTTGTGCATCTTCGTCGGTTGCAGTAACAGTTAAGCTTGGACCGCTTTGATCGTTCATACTAACGTTGATATTCATACCTTCCATTAGTCTTTTTGCTGAACGAATAATCTCGTTGCCTTCATACACACTTGCATTTTTGTATAGTGCTTTGCCGCCGCCACTTGCATCTACTGCCATTGCGCCAGCTGATGTTGTTTCTTTAACTTCTTCTTCATTATAGCTTGATTCGGATTTTGGCTCCCACCAGTCACCGCTTTCGTCATTGCAATCATGCTCACAGTCCGTAGTAGGTTTACCCATTTCGTCACCACAGTCTTTACACACCATGCAATCGTCATGCTCTTCGGTGACTTCTTTGTCTTTAGCAGCTTTTTTCATATCTTCATCTTTGTCACCGTCGCCGTCGATGTCAGCAAAGTCTGGTTTAGCAGCTTCATCAACTGACTCGTCCCACGGTGCTTTCGGAAGAGATACTTTTTTAGCATCCGTGCCGCGCTCTGGTTCATCTGCCATATTTCTAGCACGTTTCATTGCACGTTCTTTTTCTTCGTCTGACATAGCAGCTTCTTCGACACTGTACGTTTTACCGTCAACATCAAAACTGCTCTTGCCGTCTTTCTTAGCTTGTGCTAGTGCACCTGAGAATTCGTTGCCTTCGTCGACTTCTTCATCGTCTAGCACTACTTCGCTTCTAATTCTACTAGCAGCATCATCTGATGATTCACCGGTAACTGCTTCTTCAATTTCAGCTAGTGGTACACCAGCTAGTTCTGCAAGGCGGCTCATCATAGCATCTTTGAGTTGTGTTCTAATCGTTCCAGCAGTTTCTTCAACTTCTTTGAGCTTGGCAAGTTTGTCCATGCTTAGTGCAGTGTCTGCAAAGATACCGTCATCAGATTCTTCAACAGGATCTTTTTTGGCATTCTTTGGTAAGCCAGTTTCGTAGTCTGGATCGTCTTTGCCAAATGGCTTGTAGTTCTTTTTCTTGTTCATTTTGCTGGCGTCTACAGCAGCATGAACTTCCATAACAGGTGCGCGGTCAGTAACTTCTTTTAACTTTTCTAATACTTTGTAAATGTTGTCCATGTGTTTGTTCCTCTATTTGTTTCTACCTGGAGGTCCGTTTTTACGATCCTCAGGAGCAGAATTACCAGCGGAACTTGTAACCGTTGGAATTTTATTCTTACCCATAATTGGGCTATCAATGCCTGCAGGCTTATCAGTGTTGTACACTGCTGGTGCAGTTTTGCCGCCTGCAATTGTATAATCGCTTGCATACTCGTTGCCAACTACTACACGCTGATAGGGGTCAGCACCATAGTTTTCGCTAGCAGCTTCTGCTTCGGCACTATTTGGTCCGTAGTCAGTGCCAAGTAGTGGATTTGTTTGTGCTTCATATTCACTGCGTTCGCTGTCAATGCTATCGGCATAGTCAGCTTGTTGAATGATCATATGATCTGGATTTAGTCCTAGTAGCCTAGCAATTTGCGCTATTTGCGGCGGTGATGCTGGGTAGTTAAAGGATACATCAAAGAACGACATGCCTTCATTTTCAATACCCGGAAAATCTGGAAGTGTTTTTTGTATTGGTGATCTTTTCACCTCGGTCATTTTAATAACATCAAACTGTTGAAGTTTTTCTTCAAGTGCGTTAATAAACTTTGCGTCTGTATCACCGAGTATTTTGATTCTATAATCAAAAGTTTTACGTGACTCAGTTAGATAGTGTGCGAATGTTTTCATCTGTTAGTGTCCCCTATGACAGTATTTAGCCAATTATGTTTACTTTTCATCTTTGGTTGTATTCAATAAACGATCTAATAGTGCATTACGATCTAATATCATACCTGTACCAGTAGCAACACCGTCTTCGTTATTACCAGTAGCCGCAGCCGCTAACAGCTTTGCATCTAGTGCTGCTTTCTTTAGTTGTAAATCAACCATTTTAAGTTTTTTGTTTAGTTTTGCTGTTTTTGCAGTAATAGCATGACCAAGCATGGTGCTGGCAACCCCAAATATGTCGCTAGCCCAACGGCTATCTACATTCATACCAAGATCCATTAAATCATCAAAGCTTTTAGTTGCTTTGTTTGCAAGATCATCCATTTCGGTATCACTAGCTTCAAGTCCCCGGACTTGCGGTAATGCTGCTTGAACTTTGTCAAGTTCACTAAGAGCATCTTGCAACATTGGCATGTTTTCCAGTGTTGGGTTAGGGACATTATCCGGGACTACTTGGTTAGCAAGCCCGTCATCAATGTCTGAATCTGGTAATTCAAATAATTCTTCAAGTTTTCGTGTCATACGCATATTTATCAGACTGCGCACTAGGTAGTATAGTTAATTAACGCTTTTTCTTACTACCACCTTGGCGAAAAATGTCGTCTTCGGTTATAACTCTAAAGGTAATACCGTTTCGTTTGCACCACACTTGCGCTGATGCCCACTTAGCATAATTAACAGCAACAACAGCTTTTTCTTTGTTTGATGCTTTACTTTCGATTATACTTTGTTTTTTAGGTTTAATTTCAATTAGTTCAGTTATAACTTTGTTGTGTCTGTTTTTATACTGTATAAGAAAATCTGGGATATAACGTGTTTGTTTTCCAGTTAATGGATGTTGATACGGAATAACAAGACTTTCGCTTGCCCAAGATATAATGTTTGTGTTAGTGTCGCAGAACCGCATAAATGCTAATTCCCAGCCGCTTCGATACTTGGGCACACCTTTGCCTGTGTACTTGCTTTGATTTATTACTGTGTAATAACCTTGCTGATAGTTATTGGCCATTGGTCACCCTATTATATAAGTATGTTCCGGGCAGCGTATTGATTTGGTGTAGCCGTAGTTGAAATTCCCAGCAATGTTGAGTTACTGCGCAGATTATTAAGATAATATGCTAATGTAGCAGTAATTTGAACTTGATTTTGGTTGCTCATATCATTGAGAATAGTTTCAACAGGTGTTCCGCTATCTTGACTGATTTGGAAAACGTTTAATGTAAAATTCCTAGCAGCCATTTCGTCAGCAAATATGCTTTTAAAAAAACTAAAAACGTTGTCATATTTGTTGCTGTCGATAACAAGTTCACGTTTATAAAAATCATCAAATACTCTGACTGTTGGATCTGTGCCTGGGTTTACATAGTTTACAGTTGCCATTATTAGTACAATCCTGGGTTAAATTTAGTTTGGGTCGAAATAGTTGTTGGACCACCTGACGTTTGAGCACTAGCTGGTTTTAATGTTGAAGGGTTATTTACGCTATTTACTGCGCTAGGCTGTGCTGGTTGATTTGGAAATAGCACACCTCGTGTCATTCCGGGTAGTTGCGATTTAATAGTATTCGTTAATATAGCAGTGGATTCTGTTCTGATAATACTTGCCAAATCAGCACCTTTGAATGTTTGATACGCTGTTCCGCCTTTTTGTATTGCTCCAACTACGCCAGCAAGATTACCTGCGCTTAGATCAGTCATAATACCAGCCGCGGCATCAATTAGCCCAGCTTGACCAAATATAGTTGATGTACTACCTGGACGTGATAGCGGACTCTTAACAGTGTCGTAGTTACCTGGGTTAGCAAACGTTGGAATGCCGCCATCTGGCTCAGAACCTGTTAGTGCGCCGTTATAATACTTAACTGTTTCATATTCAAAAGTAAAAGAATTTTGCATAATACCAGCGCCTTCGGCATAATTGTAAGTATCATGCTCAAATGACGAAATGATTGGGTTAATAAGCGTATAAGCTGCCCATTTATGTTGATCAAATCCAAAAATAGTAATATCACGAAAAAAAGCAGGTTTGCCGCTTCTTGTACCATCAGTGTAGCTTTCTCCTATATATCCCCAGTCGTTAATTTCTCTGTCTTGTGTATAGATGTCTCTATAGTTATATGGGTATGCTGCGCCTGGGTCAACTCCTTGTGCATTTTGTCCCATGCTACCGTTAGTAACCGCAGCGTCATAATATTTTTGGCTAGCATCTTTGTAATAGTAAGCATAATAGTTGTACCACAACGTTCGAGATAGATCGCTAGCATCATCGTGCATTGTGCATACAATAGGATCGTAATCAATTTGAGTTTGTACTTTTCGTTTTCTATTGTACTGATTCATAGTTTCAACATTGAACTTATAGCTAGGAAGCTTGACTTCTTTAACTAATAAACTCAGATTGTTTAGATCTTGCGTTTGGAAAACATTACGGAGTTGCGGAATCTGTTGTATATTTAAATTAAACACAACATGATACAGGAACTTACGCCGTGGCGCAAGAGCATAGCTGTTGCTACGAAATGTCTTGCTTGCATGCGTGTAGTCCTTAAGGTAATCGTTACCAAAAAACCCTTTGAGAAAATCTTCGCCGAAGGCCATAAGTTACTCCTTATTAGCCGGTTATTACATCACCTAGTGTTCTACCTACTGTTGCGCCTACGCCCGAACCGATTGGTGTTTGGATAGCGTTGTCGAAACGCAGTGTCATACCAATTGTTACTGGTTCATTTGAACCATAGTTCAAATCGCCGTAGTTTGCTTCAGTAATAAAGCAACCATACATTTCCCATGTTTCTAGCACAACTGGTTCGCTTGAGCCGTTGCCACCATCGAGAATTTCGCAACGTGTAGTGAATTTGTAGTCAATTCCAGAACTTGCAGATGCTTGTTCCATAAAGTCTAGTTGCTTTTGTAGCTGTTCGCCAATTAGTCTACTTACATGACCGCCAGCATCGTCGCGGAAGTTAGCAGTGGTTGTAGCCCAAGTGTGTTTACCAGCTAGATACATTCTACTGTTGTAGACCTCAATTGGGATTTCTTCAAATGTTACACTAGGTCGTGTAAAATCTATTACCTGTTTAGTTAGCTCAGTGCGAGGTGTCGATACTCCTAAATTTTCAAATACCACACGGAAGCGATATTTTAGTTTAGGCATCAACAGTCCCTGTGTTGCACTACTCTGGTCACTCGCCAAAGGCACTGTCATTCTTGTTAGCGATGATACGGCCATTTTATGTTCTCCTATTACTTAATTATTTATCTAAGTTTTGTCACAAGAAAATGGAGCCGAGGCCCCATTTCCGTGCATTTTAATAACCTTAAACAGCGGATGCAGTTGCAACTTGGCCAGAAGCAATTTCACCTGTGTTCTTGATTCTAATTGGAATGTAGATGAATTCTACAGCTTTAACTGGCTCAATAGCAACGTCAACATATAGTTCGTTTCTGTCAATTCTAGTTGGCGTGTTGTTTGACTCATCACATACTACTAAGTAATCGTAAAGACCACGTTTTGCAACCAAGTCAATCATTAAGCTTTCGATTGAGTTTTTAATTTCATCACGTGTTAGTTTGTCGTTTGGTTCAAACACAAAGTTCTTGCCAATAACTTCAAGTCTGCCACGAATAAACGCTACTAGTCTAGCTACGTTGATTCTATCAAGCGAACTTTGCGCAAATGTTGTTTTGTTACCATAGTTGAGAATACCACTGCCCGGAACAAATGTGATTGGGTTAACACTGTTTTCGTACAATATATCACGCAATCCTTGACGAATTGCTGTTTGCATAAACTCGCCTGTTTGTGCATTAACGTACCCAAGTGCGCTAGCGTTATCAACTGTACCTCTGCGTGTACCTGCTGGTGCTAACCACGGATAAGCAACATCATCGGACCGTACAATTGTTCTTAACATCATGTGCGACGGTGGAGCAACTACTACGTTGCCACTCAAGTCAGTTGTTTGGCAACTTGGATAAAACACGCCGTAATACGGATCAGCTGTGGTTAGCCCGTCTCCATTGGCATTAGTTGCCCAATCAATAATGTCCGATCCAGTGTCTGCCAGACGCATCGGCGTATCACCGATAATAAACGCTGTATTACTACGCTCATTGTTTAGTGCTACCATATTAGTTGCAAGCTCTGGATAGTTAGGAGCTGCAATCAAGTTAAACTGCCGCTGCTCTTCACGAAGCTCTTGCTGTCCGTCAATACTTGTTTTCATTGCAGCAACAACAATTGCTCTTACTGCCTTGCGTCCTGCATACATTGCACCACTAGCTTGGTTACCACTTGCTGTTACCCAAGCATTTGTCTCAGTTGGTATTACTAATGGTGATGGAAAATCAGCTGCATTAAAATAGTTAATTTCGTAGCTCTTAACGTTAAAACCGCTGCGTCTTGTATTCCACATCAACATACCTTCAGGATATAAAGTTGAATCAGGTACGTCAATATCAAGATAATCGCTTGTTAATAGGCTCTTGATTGTTGGGATATCATCTGTAATTGGATCAGTTGTTCCGTTGCCAGCCCATCGTGCATCTGCAAACAATATGCCGTTTTGTGTTGTTTGATCTGTGTTATCTAGTAGTACCCATTGATCTACAGAAGTAACACTCTGCCAGCGATATATTTGTGGATAGTTGTCTAGATCAGCAGTTGATAGCCATATGTCACCATACACTAGTACGCTGTCGTCACTTTGTTTTGTTGGAGCGGTTGCTGCAACAATTGGACCATTTGGCGAACATGTACTTAGGTTGTACCCACGTTGATCATTGGCAACATTTTGGTAGCCTTTCCAAACGCCGCCGCTGTTAATTAGGATGTCAGCTTGGTCAGTTGCACTGTAGTACCAATATGTACTATCAAGCGGATCTGTACTTGGTGGTGTTACACTTGCTGTATAACCGCTGGCGCCTCCAAGTAGCTGCCAGTTGCTTAAAATCAAATCACTGGCGTTGCCGGCTCTTACGCCAGTTACGGTTGAGTTGATACCTGCGTCTGCTGCTGGAGTACCCGATGTATCTTTAAGTATAATGTCTCCACCTAGTGTGTGTTCAATTTGCACTGCACCAGTTGATAGTACTCTTGCTGTGGTATTTGCAACATTAGCTGCAAGGAATGCAGTTACAAAATCTGCTGCGGTGGTACCAGCTAATACGGCTGTTACTGCTGTTGTTAATGTTGTGCTGTTAGCAGCACTAGCTTGAATTGTAAATGATTCACTAGTAACAAATACCGGAGCAGTAACATCGCCAGTGATTAAAGTTGCGCCGGTTGCATATCTGTCAAATATTTTGTAAGTATATGTTTGATTTTCTTGTACATCGTTTTGTGCATATAGAGCCCCAACTAAAATATTTTTGCCGCCTCCTGCTGGATCAAGATTTTTTAAAGCTGTTTGATCGTTTGCATAAATTGGACAGTTTTGTGTAATAAATGTATCAGTTGTTATATCATATTTTCTTGTACTTAGATTAGCACCTGAATTAACGTTAGTAGTTTTTGCCCACACACTGCCTGTTGGATGTGGCTCGGTGCCTGTTAATGCCCAGCTTGGGTTTTGATAATGCGGTGACATTTGTAATACAGGAGCATAGTACTGACGTGCAGTAATGCCTAGCTCTGCAAGTAATGTTGTACTGTTGCCATTTTCCACCATCAAGATGCCATTTCCGTCATCTGTTGATCCGTCGTTTGATCCGTTACTATCAATATAGATGTTTAGTTTACCGTTGGACACATTAGCACTAATACCTGCAATAGCTGCGTTGTTAATATCAACTGCTAATGCGGCAACTGTTGTGCCGTTTAGTGTAACTAGAACATCATTTAAATAGATACTTTGAGCTGTTGTTAGCGTTGGGTTAGTAGTTGAACTTTGAATTGACGCCCAACTGTTTTTCCAGTCATCACTGCCAACTAGTACCCATGTATTAGCTGTTACTGGTGTCGCACTGTCTGCGTTACCTGCTGATTTAAAGTACACTGGGTTATTTGTGTTAGTCGTTACAACTGCGTAATCACCAATGCTACCTATAGAATCTTTTGGCACGCCGCCGGTTAAGTCAGCTGTACTAGTAATAACAATAGGAGTTTTAGCTACAAACGTTTCAGTTGTTGCACTCCATTCAAATGTGCCCCAAGTTGTTACACTTGTGTCTAACCAATATGCGCCATCAGTGGGATCGCCAGTTGGGCGGGTTAATGTAGCTGTTAGTTGACTAAGGTCAATATCTGCTCTTTGAACATATGCTCTGTTGCTAATACCTAATACAGAGTATGCTGCAAGCAATCCGTATTCGTTAAGCTCGTATCCGTTAATACTTGTGCCGGCACTTGTGCTGTAGAAGAACGGTGTACCAAACGTTGCTGCTAAATCTCGTTGTGATGTGATCAAGTAAGGTTTGTTTGCATTAGCTGCTGTAGTGCCGGCTGCTACGCCAACACCAGCTCCGCTTACTTTGTTTTGTGCTGTTGCAACAAGTATAAACGGTACTGAGTTTGTTGGGGCTGGGAGATAGTTACTTTCGTCAATGATTGTAACTTCTACGCCTGGTGATGTTAGTGCCATGTTGATTGCTTCCTTTGTAAAAGTATTCGCTAATGATATTTATTAAAATATACTAATTACAGGCGTTTGACTGCCCTTTGTAAAGGTTTTGATATAAATATCTATATGAATAGACCCATATGTGCCGCATGCAGTCGGCGTTTAGCTGCTGTTAACTATATACGAGAAGGTAAAACACATTATCGCACTAGATGCGACAACTGCACACGGCGAAATCGTCGCAAAAAAACGCCTGTGCCTAGATGGCAACAGAGCGGATTTAAAAAAAGTACAACATGTGATCGTTGTGGGTTCAATGCTGTTAGCGGAGCACAAATTCTAATATATCATGTAGACGGTAATCTCAACAACAGCAATCTTGCTAATTTGAGATGTGTGTGCTTAAACTGCACAGTTGAAATTAATAGATTAGATTTACCGTGGAAGGTTGGGGATCTGATAGAGGACTAATTTTTAAGTAATTTATTAACTGATCTAAATTAAACTTCAAGTCTTCTAATGTACCATTATTATCAATAGTAAAGTTGGCCATCCATTGTTCGAGACTCATACTGTCTTTTGACTCAGGCATTAGGTATTTACTACGATCAACCCAGATAGCATAATCAAATACTCCTGTGTTTTGCATTGCAAAGAATTCACGTTTGTTGCGTAGCCCACAATAGATATCGTGTTCTCTAAAAATATCTCTGCCTAGAGTCGCTGCATCAAATTCATTATAAGCGCAGATAGCATCATACCATTCTGCTCTGTGATTATGCCTGTCAGCATAACATTCTTCTTCATTAGCGTATCCATATTTTTCCTTTAGAGCTTCAAAAATAAAAAATTTACTGCAAAACTTTGAACTGCTTTCAAATGTGTATCCATAATCGTCACGAAGCATTTCGCACACAGTGTCTTTGCCATGTCTACCATGACCTATTACTAGTAACTTGGGTTTGATCATCGAAGTTTTAACTCCACAGTCTTGTGTTTTTTACTGGTTGCAAGGATATCTACAATTTCATAGTCAGTGTTAATGCCGTTTACACTGTCCATTCCGTTACGCAGATCAAAAAGTAA